CTATAGCTCAAACTTTTGCCTTATCTCTATGCCTAGCGATTGAAAAGTTAATTGATGGTGAGAAATGAAGATAGACCCAGTAGATACATTATTCGGTTACTACATCAAGTTAAAAGCTGGTGGGAGGTGTGAATATTGTGGTCAGTATGCCAAACCCAAGGGGTATCACTGTCATCATGGAGTCGTGGGGAGGCGATATTTGAATACTCGGTATGAAGAAGATAACTGTGTTGCATTATGTATGGCTTGCCATAATCTATTCCACGACTTCCCCAGCCTAAACAAAGAGTTCTTTGAGAAGCGGATAGGTACCGAGCGCTATGAAGAAATAGAGGTAATTGCTAGGACTTATAACAAGATGACCAAGGAAAGAAAAGCTGATATTAAGTTAAAGCTAAAGGCTAAAATTAAGGAGTTAGAAGATGAGTAAGCAAGAAGAGATAAGAGAACACCTCATTGAATTACTGGAGCAGTCTGAGGGTGATAAACCTGATAGCTTGGCTGACGCAATTTTGTGGGTACTTAATGAAGGCGGTGTAGTGATAAAGGTAGATAAGGAGTTGCCTGATATAAGTTATCATTCTGCCTACCCTGAGAACGAGGAACGATACCAACAAGCTATGCTTGATGCTGGCTATGGGGCTTTTAAGCCATTGATAGGTGGAGAATGAGTGAAGATATTGAATTTGATAAATGCGTGGGGCAATATCGTATGGCTTTACACGGGGTATTAAAGCCACTGCGAATGTATGGACAGAATCAGTATGTTGATACCGTAACCGAGGAGTTAGTATCGCTTGCTCTACAGTTACATTTCAAACTGTATGGGGTTGATATGCCCTATCATGTTAATGGTGAATTATTACATTGGTAAAGGAGAGTAATGAATATTAACTTTCAAGGAATTATGGCAGTCATCAATGACACCCATAACCCATTCCAAGACCAACGTGCATTAAGGGAGGTAGAGTTATTCCTTACGGAGTTACAGCCCGGCTTGATAATTAAAGCTGGTGATTTGTGCGACTTCTATCCATTGTCTAAGTTTAGCCAGAACCCCAACAGGAAGGATACCCTGCAAAGCGATTTAGATTCTACCCACCACATGAATACCCGGCAAAGAAATCTGGCACCTAACTCTCGACAGATACTAATAGACGGAAACCATGAGGCTAGATTGCAAAGATACCTATGGTCTACGGCAAAGGAATTAGCTTCACTGAGAGACTTAAACATAGAAAAGCAATACGGGTTAACGGAAAACGAGATAGAGCACGTTGATTATGAGGAGGGGGTTCTTATCAACGGCACCTTCATGGTTACTCATAGCGATTTAATACGAGCACACTCAGGATACACAGCAAAGGGGATGTCTGATAAGCATGGTGGCTCAGGTATGCACGGTCACACGCATAGGCTCGGTTCATATTACAAGAGGGATAGGTTCGGTATCTATGGCTGGTGGGAGAACGGCTGTCTGTGTTCACTAGACCCTGACTGGATACAAAACCCTAACTGGCAGCAAGGATTCTCGTTGGTTCATTTTACCAAGGAACGATTTTGGGTTGAACAATGCCAAATTATTAACAGGCGTTTTATGTATGGGGGAAAAGTATACGGTTCGGGCGGAAAGAAAAGACTTACATAGCAGGAGTAGAGATGAATAAAGAAGCAAAGGAAAAAGTTAAGAGTATATTGAGGGCACGGTATGGTGATAACTGGATACATGGTAAGGTGGCATTACAAATTTTATATGAACTCGGCTACCGCAACCCCTTGGAGAGGGTGGAGTTGGAGGAAAGGATAACAGGGATTCTTAGGGAAGTATATTGGGAGGAATTTGATTATAGTCAACCTGAATGGAAGGAAGAGGGCAAGAAGTGGTTTGGTGAAAAGGCTAAGGAACTCATTAGAGAACTTAGCTACTGCAAACCTTCACCTGAATTGAGTGATGATGAGATAGCCCATATTTTGGAGACACAAGAGAGCCTCTGTGGATTAGGTAAGTCCGATAAGGATGATGGTAGTTGTTCTATCTGTCGGAGTATAAAGATTAAATTAACCCCAGTGGAGGAAATATGAATAAAATAATTTACATATCAGGGGCGTACCGCTCTCGCTGGGGATTGATAGGTGTGATAATCAACATCTGGAAAGCTCGTAGAGTAGCGTTAAGGTTATGGCGAGAAAATTGGATTGTGATATGTCCTCATACCAACTCAATCCTCATGCCCGAAGACGGGATAGACTATATACAAGGAGACTGTGAGATAGTAAGACGGTGTGATTCGATATATTTAATGAAAGGGTTTAGAAGCTCTCGTGGTTCTATGGCTGAATACGGTACTGCACTACACCATAAGAAGGAAATAATATTTGAGGTGAAAGAATAGAGTTATGAAAGAGTGCTACGATTGCAAGAGTTATAAAGACTGTGCCGGTAAAGCATGGTATACATATGGTGAGATTAGATGGTGCCCTTATCAGGTGATTTGGATTATCAAGCATAGCAGTCTATTGATGAAAGGCGAGTGGCCACATAGGCCTGATTATGCTATAGGCTCAATATTTGAAGCGGGGTTAAACAGTGAGGCTTATTTCACTAGGGTTACAGAGATATTAGCAGAGGTAGAAATCAGGTTAAAGACTACCAAAGAAGCCGGAGAAGCTCTGGTAGACGAGATACAAAACGACTCAGTAGTTATCGTAATGGAGGGAAAGAAGAGTAAGATACAAGGACTAAGTAGACCAGCAATGAATGTTTTACTGTATATCAAGGGTAATGACCGCAAAGACGTCTCGTATCCACGATGGAAGGCTAATAAAAAGCAATATGAGGGAAAATGAAACAATATTATAAGGATAATTTTGTAACACAGTATTGCTCTGATGCACTAACCGTATTGAGAGGGCTTGAGAGCGATAGCACAGACCTCTTATGCACCGATCCGCCTTATGGGATTTCATTCATGTCTAAATCGTGGGATAAAGCGTTACCTGATATTAGCATCTGGAAGGAATGTCTAAGAGTCCTTAAGCCTGGGGCATTTGCCTTTGTAATGAGCATACCTAGAAGCGACTGTCTAAGCAGGATGATTATTAGCTTAGAGGATGCTGGATTCAGGGTAGACTTTACCCCGATATACTGGACTTATGCGTCAGGATTCCCAAAGGCACAGAATATAGGGAAGGCAGTGGATAAGAGGTTGGGGGCTGAAAGGGAAGTTATTGGGCAACGGATGAAAGCGAGGGCGGAGGGTCAAAAATCAGCACTCCCGACAATGGGGGCAAAGACTGAGTATATTACAGTGGATGACACTCTACCATCAACTCCCCAAGCCAAAGCCCTAGATGGTAGTTATGGGGGCTTCCAACCTAAGCCAGCAGTAGAAGTAATTATAGTAGCCATGAAACCCTTACAGAAAACAGATAAAGAAAAGATAGCTTTAGACTTTGAGCAGTTAAGGGAACTGAAGCAGTTATTGCTTGACAAACAAAAGTTGATTGTGGTATAATAAGAGTATGGAAAGAATATGTAAGGTATGTAGCGTTAAGTTTGATATATCGCCTGCTTTTGTTGCTAGGGGTGGTGGGCTTTACTGCTCTAGGAAGTGTAAGGACAAAGCCCAGTCAATAAGAATGAAAGCCGAGCAGCCCGAAAACCATCCGCATTGGCAAGGTGGGAAGATAGAGAAGCAATGTCTCGGTTGTGGCAAGTCTATTTTGGTTAAGCGTTGTATGCAAGATAAAGATAGCTTTTGCTCAAAGAGTTGTGCTAATTCATATCATTCTAAGAATAGAGCAAAGAAGGGCATAATTCTCCAGTGTAAGGTTTGTGGTGGTAATTTTTACCGAGTTCAGTCGGCAGTTAGTAGGATAGACAAGAAACCGTTATATTGTTCCCAGAGGTGTAGGGCGATAGACAGCATAAAAAATCAAAGGAAACAGAATACCGATATTGAAGCTATCGTGGAAAATTGGCTGATAGAAAAAGCGGTTGTCTATGAAAAACAAGAGGATATTGAGGGCATCGCCCTTGTTGACTTTATAGTTAATTCTGAGGTTTGTATATTTGCCGATGGTGATTATTGGCACTCAAAGCCAGCAAGAATAAAGGTGGATAGAAGACAAACGAAGCAACTAATCGCTAATGGCTATACTGTAATTAGGTTGAAGGGAAGTGATATTTTATTGGGTAAGTTTAAGGAGCAGTTATGCAATATTATGAGATAATAGATGGCAATGCCAAACTTACAAACGAGGGGAAACAAGCCCTTGATATATTAGGAATAACGCTTGATGAGCTTTTATCCTATCCCGATAAGAAACTAGCCCCTGACTATTGGCAGGGATGTAAGACCTTTGTTGACCAAGCCCTTAAAAATCAAAAAGGTATTACTTGGTTGGACTCGTGCCGAGTGCCGTATGAGAGTGAGGAGGATGTAGAAAAGGCGACACCTAGCAATGCGGGGCAACCAACAACTACTCAAACCTACGGATGGAAAGATTGCACTCCGATCCCCAGTTTCCCCAATCCCTCTGGTCGTTTCCCAGCCAATCTAATTTGTGGCTCGGCAATAGATATTAATATAGAAGCTCTTATAGAAGCTAAGAATAAACTAACTTGACAATGGTCGTATTCCAGTGTATAATAGGAGTATGAGAAAGCCAAATGCTGAATGTGAAATTTGCCACAAGCCTGTATATCGGAAGCCTTGTGAACGGGGTAAGTATGTATGCTGTAAAGAGCATAGGTCAGCCCTCTATAAGTTACATCCTGATATAGTCAAGAATTTGGAAAAGGGGCGTGGCTGGAATAAGGGAATGAGTAAAAAGAAGGGTGATAATCTATCCTATGGCAAGCCGAGAAGCGATATAACAAAAAGGTTAATATCAGATAAAGCGAAGGGTCGGGAATTTAGCGAAGAACACAAGAAAGCAATATCCGAAGCACGGATTAAATTCTTTGACATAATTGGTAGGATTGAAAGAATAGACCGAGGTTGGAAATTTGCTCGTTGGAGAAAGGAAGTCCATAAAAGAGATGATTATACTTGCCAAATTTGTGGGGAGAGAGCCGAAGTGAAAGCTCATCATATTTTATCTTGGAAAGACTACCCCGAATTAAGATTTGAATTAGAAAATGGTATCACTCTTTGTGCTAGTTGCCATAAGAAAATACATAAGGGAAAGACGAGGAATAACAAATTATGAATCCATATTTAACAGAAGATAATCAGCCGACAGAAACTTTGATTGACACACTTGATTATTATGGTGTGACCCTTGATGAATTTAGACAGATGCCTGATGAGCAGGTGGTGGCTATGGTTAAAAGATTTAGTGATGTACTGAATGATGGGAAGATAAGTAAATCAATCCCTCATACACACGACCACAAAAGAGATACTCTAGTTTTTGGTGGTGGCAAAGGACTTGGTATTAGAAAGGGTGATAGTGAGTATTCTGATTCAGGCTCATTCTCAAGATATTTTGATTTAGATAAATGGTTTAATGCCATCGAATTCGATGGGTTTAAGGATTTACCAGAGTCAGCACAAAAGACCTTCCCCTTTCTGATTACACCAAAGGCTTCAAAGTCCGAGAAGAATAAGGGGTGTGAGGGTTTGCCAGAACGGAATAATATGAGGGTGAATGCTCCCCGTGAAAACGAAGAAGCTAAACACGCCACTAAAATGGGTAATATCCACGCCACAGTAAAACCCCTCAAGTTAATGTCCTATCTTATAACACTAGGCTCTAGGGTAGGGGATACGGTCATAGACCCGTTCTCAGGGTCAGGGACAACCTTATTGGCAAGCCAGTTATTAAACCGCAAGTGTATAGGGATAGAGATAGAGGAGAAGTATTGCGAGATTGCAGCGAATAGATGTCGGCAATCAGTCTTTGATTTAAGAGAAAAACACCCCCAACCAAGCATTACTACTTGATTAGGGGTATAAAGGCTCTGTCGTCTATTCTAGTGGCTCTCAGCTATAGCGCAACACCCAAACCGAGAGCTCCAGCAAGAACTATAACTATCAGGGTCAAGACAACCCACAGATTTTTAATACTCGTTTTAAGTTTAGCACAGGAGATTGCATTGTCAACTACAGCACTATTCAGTTTGACAAGATGCTTTTCTATCTTCTCTACTGAGTTCCATGTGTTAGAGGTTCTTTCATCCAGTCTGCCAAACAAATCATCTTGTTCTTGTTTCTTCATATCATATTCCTTTCTACAATCGTAGAATGGTATGGGTAGCTCTCCCATTTCATTGTTGTCCTTGAATATACTTGGTTCCCCACCATAGATGACCCCATAGTATACCAACCAATAAGATACCAAAACCCACCAGAAGTTCGTAGCTCCAGAGATAACGCCCTATGATAATACCTGTTGCCATTACTCCAAGCATCCAGGGTGTAGGGTATTTTTGTCGGGCATCTCTAATCGCATAAGTCCAAGGTCTTCCGCCTATCTTTGACCACAACGCTTTGTATAAATTAGTCAATATACCTAGCCTCCTTTCGTTTCATACTACGCTTTAATGGCTTCTTCTTCCCCTTACACTCAAACCAAGCGAAGCCATCCTTCCTCTGCCCAATTATTGCCTCGCCTTCACAAATGTTACAATAGATTAATCCAATATAACGAGGCATAATTCACCCCTTTCAAAATAGTAAATTAAAGCACACTCTTTGTTCCCTGTAATTGGTCAACCTTATGTTTCAATTCATCTAGCTCTTCCAGTATATTCCTCGGGTTAACGATAGATTGTTCCGGTTCTTCAAACACTACAGGCAGGCTTACCTCATCAATTACACCTTTCAAGGCGGGTGGTACCCCCCAAACTATCTCAGGGCAATTACTTGCTTCTGCTTGGTTGCGAATGACTTGTGTTATCTTTTCACTCTTTGAGATTATATATATTCTTCTACCCACATTATCTCCTTTTAAGGTGTGTTATCTATCTTGATTACTGAGCCAGCATTACCCGCTGCGCCAGCCGTTCCATTGGCTCCGTTAGTGCCCGTTCCCGAAAGTGCTCCCCCAGCCCCTAATGCTCCCGCTGCGCCAGCAGTTGCTTGTTCGGTTCCTGCTACGATAGTATAATAAATTAAAACAAGCACGCCTCCACTACCCCCTCCCCCTCCTCCTCCTCCTCCACCACCACCGCAGTCATCAGCAGCCTTTCCAGCACCGCCGTCTCCGCCGTCTCCTCCTGCTCCACCATTAACAGAGATTGTACCTGCAGCATTATCAAGTGTTTTACTGACTATTACTATCATACCGCCATTAGAACCACTTCCCCCACTACCACCTCCACCACCTCCAGGCTGACCTGCTCCTGACCCACCACCACCACCAGCACTTCCGCCACTACCCGACCCTGCACTTCCGCCCATACGAGCACTATAATTCTCTAATGAAATCGCTGCTGGGACTGCCCTAGCCCCAACCCCTGTTGTCCCAGTACCTGCGGCTCCTGCGGCACTACCTGCCCCACCATTGGTAATATTACCATTTCCTCCAGCCCCCCCTGTTCCACCGGCAACGCCATTACCGACAAGTGCAAGGAGTTCGGCAGCTCCTATGGTTCCAACAACCCCAGCCCCACCGGGGGTTGTATCCTCGCCAACTCCACCAATCTCACCAACCTTGCCTGCAATAGAGCCTAAAATAGTTCCAGAAGGTAATGCTGCGCCAGCCGTGCCCGCAGTACCACCAGTGGCAGGATTACCGTCGTCTCCATTTTGACCATTCCCACCATTTCCTCCCGCATTCCCATTATGAGAGATAGTCCCGTTATTATCTAATGAATCCTTTATAAATATCCGATAACCCTTAGTAGTTAAGGTAATCGCATTGTCGACTGTCAATGTGTTGTAAAACATATCTCTTGATAGATTAGTGTTCCCTGCAATAGTTACATCCCCATCGTTGCCATCGCCAAAAATAGAGGCACCGAGTTTAACTGCATCGGCTGCTAAGATTACATTTCCAGTTACTATAGGCATATCTACTCCTTATCCTATCGTCAAGACATATGTTATCGTTATATCAAAACTACCTAGAGAATTGTCAAAGCTAGCTAACCATCTAGAAAACATCTCCCCTGAGTTCTCTGCCGCTCCTGCGGTTGAAGTTCCGAATAACCCAGCTTCCTCAATGGCTGATGTGCAAGCTGCGGCAGCAAAGAAGGTTGTTAATGTAACAATACTACCAGCCCTTGATTTAGAAGTTATTGTGTTTCTCATAGCAGCACCACCGCCCTCATCTACTAACTGAGTCTGTCCCGCTGCTGGAGCTGTATTGTCTTCCCCTAAGGCACAATAAGTCAACCCAGTATCCCACTGTGCCCCTCTATCAATGAGCATATCTCCGACTAATTCTTCTCCCGCGTCTACAATAAGATTATGTCCTTTTTTAACAATTATCTCACCAGTCTTAATGTGTCGAGCCTCTAACTTCCAATCTTCTCTAAAAGGGAACTGTTCTTTTTTAAATAACTTCTTGAAAAATCTTAACATCCTATTCTCCTATCCCCATGTAGCAAATGAATACAAAGCCGTTGCGTCATCCCATAGATAATTCTCTGTAGCGTGAGACCCAAGAGCCGGTGCCTCGGCTAAATCTAACCTCTCATGCTGTACATTGCATAAAGACCCTGAGTCAATCGGTGCTGAGTTCAACCACCTGTTTACTAGTCCCCCCGTGAAGTCGTCACTAGCCAAACTTGTAGATTCTGCTAAAGCTAATATGTCAGCACCACTTAAAATTGCTAATAAATAATCATCTCCAACATGAAGCATGGCATCTGTTCGCCGAGCCATTGAGGAGAAGAATCTAGTCCAACTTCCTGTTACTGGTCCGGTAACAGCAGTAATATCATAAAATAGACTTCCAAGTCCGATAGTGGAGATTCTAACGGATTCTATTAACATATCCTCTGTGTTAATCCCTAGTAATGGGTAGTCTATATTTTGTAACTGACCAGGCTTTAGCCCACTTGTAGTAGTACGATAATTAAACTTCTGTGACCCTCTGCAATATTGAGCTATTTTAGCCGCACCTGATTCAGAGGAGGAGTCGGCAGTTTCGTGGTATCCTTCATCAACAATGTTTTCGGTTATTCCAGTACCACCCTCTATTGCCTGACGTGCTACCCTTTCGACCTCATCTGTTGATAGTGTAATCAAAGGGTACAACCCATAATACACAACGGTAACGGTTCTCCCTGCTACTGGAATAACATCGGCGTAAACCGTAGCATCGTTCTTATTCCAGTAATAATCAAATCCAGCCTCAACACCCTTGATTCCTACAGTTCGTGCCCCTAATATGGAGTCGGTTATAGTTGGTTCTAAGGCTATCGGGAAGCCTACTGTAAAAGCCTGTGCTGTGCCATCAGCTAAGAATTGTTCTGTTATCCCCGCTGCTGGTGGAGTTGAAGTAAGAGCAGTGCCACCTCTTATGTATTGTCTGTTTCTGTACAGTGGATTCCCCCCAGACCAACGAGCTGACCCTTTTATCATATCCCCTTCATCGGCTGACCACGGGGCAGCATAAGTCGTTCTGTCTACAAAGTATAAATCTTTATTCTCATCAATAAACCAGGTATATCCAGCGTACTCAGCTAATCCATCGAGGGCTTGAGCTACTGTAGTGTAGTTCAAAACCGCCTCGGCTATGTTAATACCTGCTCCCTGTATCGCCCCAATACCAACCCCTTCATCAGCGAGGTAATCGGTATGAAGAGCAGTAACAATAACGTCAACATCAGTTGCCGACCACGACCCGATAACTAATCGTTTATCTGCTAGAAAGTGGTTATCCTTACACCTTATCGGGTGATATAATCCGCCATCTGGTGACATACTTACCCGTACAGGTTCAGCGATAAACCCACTATAGACTAAGGTGTCAGTGGGATCGAATATCCTTATAGGTTCGCCCCATTCATAGGATTGTGACCCTGCCGTATCCGCAATGGTAAAGGAAGCTATACTACGCTCTTCTATGCGTGAGTCAATACCAATTGAGTATTTCTTAATATCCTGTATCTCATCCTGTATGACTACCGCCATCGCTGGCCAGACGCCGAATATTATTGGAAAGGGATAAGGAAAAGGCATTAGTATTGCACTCCTGTTCTTATTCTGATTTCATCAACTAGAGGTGTTCCTATAGCACGTGCTAGTGTTTGTCCGTCTAGTTGTAGGAATATATTAGCCGTCTTATAGCCACCTAGCATTCCTTCAAATTTGTCCAATGGTATCACCGCCTCCGGTCTCTTTTCAGCTATCCTGGCTGTTATGGGGCGCATAGCGATGCCACCTTCTTGAAGTCCGCCGAATTGAGTTGTCATCTGCAATCTAGTGGATATTGCTGCTGCCTGCATAGCAAACCATTGGGACTCCTCTGGCCTCCCCGCTTGTGCTGCCACCCGAGCCATTGCTTGAAGCCTACTCGCCTCTGCCCTCGCCGCTTGGTAGGCGGCTTGTGTTTTATAAGGCTCTCGCTGAATGTCTATAGTTCTCTTGGCAGCTTTATACATATCTTCTTGTGCTTTCGTGAGAGCCTCTACTGCCTTCTGCTGCTGCGTGTAGCTTTCAGTAACCCCATCAATGTGCAGCTTCATATAACTCATATCCTGGACATATTTATCTGCCGCAGCCCTATGTTCTTCCAGCCACTTGATTTCGGTTTCAGTTGCCTTTCCAGCCTCTACGCTGGATTTTATATTCTCATAGCGAGCCTTGAAAAGGTCATAATATGTATTTTCCTCGCCCCTTAAAGCCTTCTGGTATTCCTCCGACATTTTAATGTTGGCTTCAGTTATTTCTTTATTTAGCTTTTGATGTTCTATGAGCTTAAAAATACCATAACCAAGCAGGGCAAGCCCGGCAGTTAAAACTGCGAATAACCCAATCGTAGCAGCTAAAGTAATATTAAGTCCTATAAGTCCTATTTTGGCGGCTCCCACAGCTACAGTATGAGCTATCCATTTCATTGTCGCCGTTCCTATCGAAGTTGACAAAAATATCATCATCGGACCAAGAGCAGTCATACCAGCTAGTATCGGCTCAAGTGGTGTCAGGAATGACCCTGCGACTAAAGTCAACTCCTCGAACTTTTGCTTGACCTTATCTATAATGCCATATTGCTCATTAGCCACATCGGCATATTCTTGGGTCATACCTACGGCGCCTTCAAGGTTGCCTTTATAAGTTTCTAACTCACTGCTAGTCATGCCTAAGGCTTCCGTGAGGGCGATACCTTCTTTCTGCGATTGGGTAACTGCCTTATTCCACTCTCTAAGCATCACCTTACCGGGTTCCACACCACTATCAGACATATACATCATAGCAGCAGCCATGTCCTCAAGTGTAAGCCCAGCATCAATCATATCCTGCGAAGTGTATCCCACCATAGTATTGAAATCTTCTAGTGATGTGGTGCTATTCCGCACCATATAAGTCATTATGTCTGTTTTACTGGCGATCTCCTCTGCTGACAGCCGGAACGTCTTCATCGCTGGAACCATGACTTCAGTAACTTCACTCGCACTCATACCAATAGCATCGCCCAATGTATCAAACGCCGTGGCCGTAGCTTTCAAGACTTCCGTATCCCTAATGCCAGCACGAGCCAAGAGGTCAAAACTGGCCGTGACTTCTTTTAAGGGGAAGGTGACATTGGTAGTTTTCAAAGCCAAGTCTCGCATCTCTTTAGTAGTGACACCCAGACTGAGTGCCGTCACTCCGAGTTGGGCATTCATCTTGCGAGCACTATCTACCATCTTTAGCCCCGCAGCACCTATAGCCGTAAGTGCCAGTCCAACAGGTAACATCGCCTTCTTCATCTTCTGCATAGACGACTTAACCTTGCCTTGGGAATCTTTGAGAGCCCTGTCAAGGTCTTTATCGTCTCCCTTAATTTTAAGAACAGCATCGCCAATATTCACTGTTTGACCACCTTTATCAAATTGCTTGCTTGAGCAAAGAGTATCTTATCAGAAACCATATGTCCCCCTGTGTCTCCCGATGCTGGTCGGGTTGCTCGATTCTTCCTTTCGGTTAATTTCTCAATCATAAGATCCAGCAACTCATCGCTCCAGTTATTTATGATGTAATCTGGTGTTACGTGCCACTCAGCCATCAAGAACTCAAAAGCCCCACCTACTGAAAGCGTATCTTCCTCAGTAGGTTTTACTCGAAAGGGAAGGCAACTTTGAGCACCTCATTAAAGGATTTGACTATTTCCCGGTCAATAGCAACCTTCTCGATCTCCTCTCGGTTCAAGTCCTTGGCGTATCCAAAGAAATACTCTATTGTCTGGTCAATCCTATCAACCATAAGCTCAGTAAGGGCTTCCACAAACTCTTCAGTGTTATCGCTGTCTACGCTGGCTAATCTAGCAATCTCAGCCCTCCAAGGACCGACTTTCTTACGCCACTCTCGTGAGTCACGGATAACCAGGGGGGCAATTTCATATTCCTTGCCCCCCAAAATTACCACGATCCCAGCTTGGGCTATTTTATCCTCGTCTGTTCTAGTCTTCTCTGACATAACCTACTCCTTTTTTGTTTATTACTAGACTGCATTGTCGACTATAGTGACAGCAGGATGCCCCGAAGTTTTGAGGGCTTGGAAAGTAACCGGTACTACAGTCTTCTCGCCCTTCCTATAGGACATACCAACAGAACCAGTAGCAGTACAAGATGGTATTGAAATCTGTCTGAGGAATCCCGCAGGGTTAGTACCAGTCAGAATTAGTTCTACCTTCTTATTGGTACCTGCTCCCAGCTTTATGACACTTCCAGACAGTAGACTTCCAGCCATTGCTGCATCCAAGTTGTAAAGTGAACTTTCTGCCATATTACAGGTGACCTCTGCCGTTTCCTTTGTTATCTTCCTGTCAATCGGGAATGTCTCTTCTTCTACCTCGATGTCGGCCTCGTCTGCGGAATAGGTCATAGTTACACCATCTTCGGTGTACCCTACTTCTGTTGAGGGTGAGGATAGTCTAATACCAGCAGTCGTACTACCCGGTTCTAGTGTAAATGTCTGGCCTTCTAGTACAACATTATCAATATAGACATATTTAGGAGTTCCAGTTTCCCAAAGCTCCATTCTAACTCTAGTCAGTACCCATCCGGTTACTGCCCCAGTAACCAAAATCTGCGCTGAAGGGCCTAACGGAGCCGCCCCTGTCAAATGGGTGCCGTCAGTAACCAATGTAATAGTTCCCGCTGCATATTCAGAGAAAGAACCATCCTGCTCACTCCAGCCACCATAGAAACAGAAATCACCACCCTCAAGGTCTTTTGTTTCCCAGTTTTCAGCACCCAGAGCCGCAACATCAACCTGAACGGTTATGTCTACCCATGAATTGGAAAGAGGGTCAGTAAAGCGACATTCCATTTGTTCCCAATATGTTCCAACCGCTCCAACCCTAAAGTAATCCCATCCCCATGTGCCTGCCTGTGTTACGAACTCTGCTATTGTTAATGCTGCGGCTGCCCCCGTTGGTGTGAACTCGACATGAGTACTTCCATAAGCACCACCATCAGGCTTTGATAGTTTAACCGATTGAGTCCCCGTTACATATTGCTCATCCGACCATTCAGCCTTTGCTCCGCTTGGAGCGTGTCCTACTTCTAAAACTGCCACCCCTGTTAATACGTTTGCTATTGTTTCAGCCATTAGAATTTACCTCCTGCAATAAATTTGGCTACCTTGATTTCATGTGCTTGCTTTCGGGATGCAAGCTGCTCTACGGTCATTTTAGTCTTGACTTCTTCTGGCTCGACTATCCGAGTCTCGACCTCCAGTGTTTCAAGCTCTAGTTCCTCTTCTGTCTTTTCCATGTTTACCTCCTGTTGTTTTATTGAAAAAGGCGAGACTAAGCCCGCCTATAGTAATGTACTAGATTACGCTTGAAAGCCCCTAGATTTGGCTCTCAGAGCGTCAAAAAGTTACTCTGCACGAATCATGATATTAAAGAAGGTTAATACCCTAAAGTAGCGGGGAATGTCCATATCTACTAAATCCTGACCAGCCACTTCCTCACCAGCACTTATCAAATAAGTCGGGGAGTATAGGATGCCACTTTCCCACACAGCGGCAGTGTTAGTAGTAGTAGATACCGACCAGTAAGTAGCGGTTAGCGTCCCAGTGATAGGTTTATTCCGATTATTAGAAGTGTGGGATAATTTACAATTATAGCCATTGCTATCTGTCCCGATTACCTTGTCGGGGCATGACACTGAGACATTCTGAATACCCTGAAGATTGCTGTACAAAGCACGGTAGACATTACGGGCTTCCATTAGGTCGTCTGCCCAGCAATCGAACTGGACTGATTGCTCGAGTCTCGATGGTGAATAAGTGTTGTTTACACCCCCTCTACAAAGGAATCCTATCGCTGGGAGTGTGGCATTTTCAGGGAGTCTCCCTTGGTATATCCTAGTAGACACCAACCCTGTCAAGGTTGCGCAAGTATCCAGATACGTTTTGATGATTGCATTAATATCTGCTATAGCCATTATAAATGTGCCTTTATATTCTTGGGTAGATTCTTGGCGTTCTTATCTAATGCCGGCTTCATATATGGGCGAGCTGCCATATACACTGTTCCAGTTTCACCATAGCCACCATAGCCACTGGTTGAATAGACAGCTCCTTCCAGCTTGCTATCATCCACGACTCGTTCAGGCTCGGCATCTTCCCCTTGCTTAACTGTTCCCATCCCAGATACTTCACTAGCTAGAGAACGGGCATTGTGTCCTGTCTTCCAGAATTTAACCGCTTTTGCATTCTTAATAGCATCTCCATGAACAGCTACTACTGTATCCCTTAAACCAAGCTGAGTTGCCTTCTTAACCTTATCCTGCACCTCTTTTGTTTTGAGGTTGACCTTAAATTCTGTTGTTATCTTCATGCTACCTTCTGTAGAGCCAATTCTTTATGATGTTCGCCTATCCCATTAGACCTCATTTGCACTAATAGAATCTCAAAGGTAGAGCTATCCACAATCCCCCCAGTAGAAGCTAGAAGGATATTACTCACTCTATCCTGCTCATCCACAATCACGGAGTTATCTACAAAGAGCTTCCAGTCGCTAATCATTACTTCAGCACCGACCTTAATCTCTCTGCCTGTAGTGGACATTAAACGACAACTTTCACTGGTATAAGTTAAAGGCCATGTTTTTGCCGGTGTGCCGTATAAATCAACCACGCCTTGAGTTAAACTTCCAATATCACAGGTATGGATTAAGAGAGTATTGAAACTCATTCTACATCCTCGCTAACAGTGGTATCTTCTACCCCAGTTAAATCAAATTCAGACCAAGTGAAGTAAGGTTTAGAGGCATCCTTCTCCCTCAGTTCGTTTCTTAGTTTATTCATCTTATCGACTATCTTTTGAGTGTAAGAATAGTCGCCTATCTTTTCACTATCTGGAGCCACCATGTACTTCGCAATCCACGCCTCTAATGCATCGGCAGCAGCCATATTGATATTGTTGTCGTTTGCGGTCAAAAAGTAAGTAATCTCAACATCGGTGAATACTTCGGTTGCGGTATTGTCCCCAATGATAAGCCTTACCTTGCCAACATTTGTAGTAATATCATAACTCATTCGAAACAACTCCTTATCCTACGCCAAAGCTCTTTTCGTGATACGGGTAGCCTTGTTGCGGCTAATCTTGATATGGGAACTCTTAACAACTCCCTTAAAACGACGCAATACCGAATAGTCACCGATACTGTTAAGTTTGCGGTAGTCACTATAAGATAATTAATAGCAACAGCTGCATAAGGGGCAATAATGGAAACGGATAATACTAAATTGGTGGTTGTAGTTATTGTCCTTGCAATTAACCTCGCTATACTAACGGATGTGGAAAGATTAGCAGATATAGACCTTGCGTAAGCTACCTGTTTAGCTATAGTGGCACTTATCGCTAGGGCGGGATTAGTTGTTATCAGTCTAGCCATTTTCTTGACTATAGTTACAGCAGCAGTCAAGCCAGCCAAGGTAGACCTTTGGTAAGCCATAGTCCTAGTAATGGTGGCTGATACCGCCAGTGCTGTATTAGTAGCTATCTTCCAACCCGTAGTTATGGCTATGGTGGCACTTATGGTTAAGCCAGCAACCATAGCTCTTGTATAAGTCACTACCCTGCCTATGTTTACGGATGCTACTAGATTAGCTGCTATTGCCCTCTTATAAGCAATCAACTTGCTAACTGTAGCACTAACAGTCAGACCAGCAGAGGTAATGATTGTTCTGTTCCACAACCTTGCTACAGTAGCAGATATAGTTAACCCCGGAGAGGTAGCCCTGGTATATGTCATGACCCGGCTGATTACTGACACTATACTTAGTGCAGTATTAGTGACAACCGTATAACCTCGTTTGAAAGCAACGGTGACCGATGCCGTTAAGTTAGAGATGGTTGCTCTGGTAAAAGTCGTCACTCTATCAACAGTAGCCGATGCCGTCAGTCCAGCAGTTACAGCCCTGTGAAATGCCTTTGCAATAGCAACGGTAGCAGATACCGTAAGTCCGCAGGTTGTTGTGATTTTCCTGCCCCAACCCTTGAGGATGGTGGTCGCTACTGTAAGCCCGGAAGTGGTCGCCCTAGTATAAGTCATCGCTCGGCTGATTACCGACACTATGCTTAGTGCAGCGGAACAAGCAACATTATAACCCCTCTTGAAAGCAAGAGTAGCCGAAGCCGTCAAGCCGGGGGAAAGTCCCCTATCCCATGCAGCCTTATAAGCTACGGTTACTGATACGGTCAGCCCCGGAGTTGTGGATATGGGGTAATCGGTACTGGTGGTATAATCAATCTCTACATAGACTTGAGTACAATAACTATCTCCGTCATCGCCTGTTTTGAGTGACACCCCAATTTGGAGAGCATCAATATCAGCCCATTCCCAATCCTCATCATCATCAGGGTTTTTTGCCCATTGCTGAGAATAAGTAGCCCACGACCAAGTCAATGTTACTTCCGTACCATCTGTTACTGTAGTATTGCTTTTTAGGGATGGTTTTACCCATCCCTCTTCCTCCATTTTGCATCTAAAATAAATCTTGATAAAGTTTATCGTTCCAGAACCCGAAGAGGCTGGTAGATTATATAAATCCCTAGCATAAGATTCTAAACGCGTATAAATTCTAGTACTAAAATCATCTGCTACTGCTTCATCTACCTTATCGTAATGAGAAGTTGAATTAGGATATTGATAGTGTATACTTGTCTCATCACCAGCAGCGTTGGGTCTTAGTGTTTCGGTAGCCATTATTGCCACTTCCCATCAAGGGCTTTCATGTCAGCCTTTGTAGCCTTTGACCCGAAGTCCCCTTTACTCTCAAAGCCTAACTCTTTGATATTCTGGGTCTCAGATGCAGTAAAGAATTTGGATAAAATATTGGCTGACTTGTCTTTCAACTCAATATGACTAGAGGTAAAACCCTCTTTCTCCAAGCCAGCCAGCATCTTCTCTAGCAAAGGCGTGTGAGCTTCGGAGATACCTTTATACCAGCCGTTAGCGTGTAGCTCGGTATGGGCCTGTCTATAAGCATCAACGGCATTTCTACCCAATAAGATGTTATTGGCTGATGGTTCAATTTTAGCGTATGCCATAAAACCCCTTTAATTACGCCTGGTCTATAGTGCTCTGCCCATCAATAGTAAGAGTATCTGTGTTCTCCATAGCGAGAAGGGCATTGAAGCAGCACTCAATAAATGTTACAGTAGGACTACCCGCATCATTATTAAGAACATGAATACCAACGACATTCCTAGCGGCTGTAGCGGTAAATATGTGATTGAATTCTATGGTATCGCCAGCCGTGTTTACCGTAGCACCAGCTACTGTATCTATTAATTGTTCAGCGAGTCCCTCATCCACATGGTGAGTGGCTGCTTCCGCAGGGTCAGCGTAGGTTGAAGCCGCTGCCGCCACACATGAATCAGTGTCATTAAGAGCAACGATATACTCCATCTCCGTTGCTGGTTCTCCCCTCAAGAGTAAAATCAGTTCTGCGATGCCTGTGTCAGTCCAAGTTTGAGTCAAAGCCATTTCTTTTACCTCCTAAAAATATATTTTCTACATACAGGGCATTTTAATTTGATATTGGCATGAATAGCTTGCCAGATAGTTTTGGGACTAGGTTCGCCTGTCCTATATCGCTCCAGTATATCTTTGTTCCTGTTCTTTTCAGCGTAAGCAACTCTCCGACTGTGGTAATTAGATAATAAAGCACAGAAAAGGGTGTCCATAAAGAAACGATACAGACATCTAGTTGAGAGGCACTGTGGTGGGGCTGGTGGCTGGATACTGTAGGTCTTCGCAATAAGCCTTCCCAACCCTGTCCGGTGCTCTCCCGTAACTGAAACCTTGAAAGCCCCCCGTGTAGACACTTTCGGCATAATTTACTCCTTAATGTGCATGATACCTAAAATTAACTGTGCAAGTATCGGCTACGGCTGCATTACCTCGGCCAAGCCAGACATTATAAGCCCCGTCATTGATGAGTTCCAAGTCACCTCTTTGGTCGGTGGCTGCGATTATCAAAGTGCTGACACTGGCTACATCCGCCCCGTCATCGTTTGCTCTTTTTAATGGGAATTCCCTTGGGTCTGGCATAAGCCCTCCTAACTAATTATATTCAAATTACTCCGATACCAGAACTATCTATCTGTCCAGATTTTAGGTTGCATAACATAAGATTGAGCGTCAGCACTAGGGTTCGAAATAGTGGTGATTATAGAGTGAACTATATATGCAACAATACTTCCAGTCGGTATTTTAACCGCAGTAGATTGAGTTCCCTTTATCACACTATCTACCCACCATTCAATACGTGAAGCGGGGTAAAACTTAATCATAATTTGATAGGCATGGTCAGCAACCAGTACTGTTGATAAATCTAGTTTTGCCAAAGATGTACCATAACTCTCGCCGTAAAGAGCAAAGTTATCCACCTCTATACCTATTCCTTTAGCTCCCAAAGCTCCTTCAGTAGCCGCAGCCTTTATCTGCACTCTAGCAATGGCATTAGCCTCGGAGGCAGATCTAGCGTAGTTGAATATGAATATTATCTCTTTATCAAAACTGAAGTTTACAAAGCTTGTAGCATCAAAACCAAACAGTTGACTAGTAGTATAAAGTCGGGCAGAGCTATTTAAGGTAACGCCTGTCCTTACTTGATTGCCATATATGTACTGATTCGTTGAACCGCTCCCTCCCACACCTTCAGACCAACCAGCTAGTGTCGGTATTGCGAGGAGGTTGCCTTCCGAAACTAACTGCATACCATAGTCTGTGAGTCCTACAATCTTTGTGTCTACACCATTATCAACATACTTTTCTTGATAGTCTTGCATTTCATAAGTGCCACCAATTATCCTTGTTCCCTTAACTCCTGTCCCGATACTGAAATATTTACCCGCAGCAGGCATATCCACGAAATCTACACAATAGAGTGTGGTATCAGCATTGTAACCAATGGCACTATTCGGTATTCTTAGTCCAAAAATAGTTCCAGCTCCACACTGAACTCCCCAGTTCGAAAATCTATTACTATTAGAGCCAGCACCAGCGCTATAAACAATGTCTATGCCAACAAGAGCATCCATAACATAGAAATTGTTAAAGTAGTTGAAGTTTATCCAAGCACTAACAGCATTGCTATGAAGTTTTACTACCGTAACACCCGAACCACTTACAGCTATATCATCGAAATGGTTATTCCATATTCCCCAAGCTCCATCGGCACTCAATTCAATTGCTGTGAAGATTTGAGTAGAACTAGAAATTTGGATTGCCCTGAAATTATTTCTGCCCATTGTTGATGTGCTGGCAATCAATTTAATTATGGGATTTGTCTGTGCGGCATTAACAATTATAAGTAACTCAGAAATCTCTACATCATAGATATTTGATATAGTAAAAGGAGTAATATCTGCTCCAAGAGTCAATCTAGTTGCAGACTTCCCCTGTCCCTTAAATCTAATTCCCTTAGAAAGGGTGAAAACTGATGTTAGATTAAAATTTCCCTCACTTAGTTGGACTAATCCTCCCTCTACCCCAAGGGCAGTAACGGCATCAATAGCTGCCTGTATCTGTACATCATCTGCTATCCCATCACAGACATAGTCAGCAAGTCCCTGTGAGGATGCGCTGGAATCGGAAGCGGCAACCACCTTTGTAGCCGTCCTCACTACTTGCTCAAATTCTGCTTGTGTTAAAACTCCGTCTGTTCCAAAATGTGCCATTGTTTATCCTCCAGCGTGTTTTTCTATTATCTCAAAATCAATAGGGAATTCTAAGGGGAACCTATAATTGAACGGAACATCGTATGGTACATCGTAGGGAACGTCATAGGGAACGTTATAAGGTACTCCGTATAAATGACTGTGTTCATATTCTGCCATATCTTACCCCCTGAAAAACTTATAAATCCTTTATAAACTTTTGAGGAAGTCCGGCCGAGAGAGGTAAAGGAGCAAAACCCCCCTCGACCAGCAAGTTATCTATAACTCCTTTATCCAGCCGTTAGACCACCTGCATAAGTTCCTCTCCAGTCTAGTGTAGTGGCACCAAAGACCAATTTCACTCGGTAGAATACATTGTCTGTAGCAAAGTCCCCACTCATCGGGTTGATTGAGCCACCACCAACGGTAACTTTATTAGAAGCCTTCATGCAGATTTCAGGTCGTTCGTGACCGCTCAAGTGAGCAGCTTCAATAACCCTAATATCGTTCGGGTCACTGAATAAGTACCACTGGCTATTAGCCGAGTTTGGGGTAGCAGGAGTATTAACCTGGCTTGCAGCTGGTAGATACGGGTCAACTATTAACTGGAGACCGTACTGAGCGATTACGTTGGTTGTAGGCCATACTCTCGCTACACCAGCAGCGTCATCAGTAGCAGTTAGTTGTGTTGAGGTCAGGATTTGGCGAGCTGTAAACTCAAGGGATGGAGGTACTACAAGATATTTAGCCCTACAGAAGATTGGCTCACCAGCAGCATCAGTGCGACCACTCATTACCTGTACGGCTGCCTCAAGGTTAGCAACGGTTAGAAGTGCAGCACTCATATTCAGTTCAGCAGCAGCAGTAGAGTACAAGGGTCCGCCAACTGCGTGTACAGCAGCACCAGCACCAGCGGTTTCGTCATATGCGTATTGCAAAACAACCACACGATGTTCAGTCCTTTGTGCAGACATCGCAAAACGAGCAGGGGTATCATTTAAGGCGCTCAGGTCGTCGTTAATCATTGACTCCCATGATATATCGAACTGCCGTCCATACTTGTCAACCGATATTGCATATCTGTCAGCATTCCTGTCACTAGCTAGATACTCGCCTTTCTCAGCGACTTTATCGAGATGTTCGTCTCCGCCCCTCATTGAGAATCTGTACCCACCAACTTGAGGTGAGATACGAGGTACAGTGGATAGTTTAGTATATGGTTTCCAAACAGGTGGGGTAGCTTTGTAAGCTGCCAACATCTGTCGGTCTAGCACATCAGCAAAGAG